CGATCGCGAAGAAGATCATAAACAAGCTTGCCAGGGCCTACACGTATGGGGCGACCAGGGAGTCGATGGACCGGGTCAGCGGGAAGACGAACGAGTTCGTAAGCGAGCAGATCTCCTATGCTTCTATGGTCCTCCGCCTCGACGACCGGATGAAACAGTTCGAGCGGATCTTAAGGCTCCAGCGAAACGCGATGCTCATGCCCCATAAGATCGACATGCACGACGGGAAGGTCGCGATCGTCCCGAAGGTCCACTCGCCGTGGCAGTACGACGCCGTAGAGAGCCAGCTCGATCCGGAGCATCCGATAGCAATCGTGCTCTCCGACTTCGTCGACGCAAGGTTCTCCCGTGGGACATCAAGCTTCGGCCCGCAGAAGGCTGGCGGCAGGAACCCGGTCCAGTACATGGACACCGAGGGCACGCGCTGGAACTACGAGGGGTCAATTATCTCCCAAGGCGCGAACGTAAAGCCGTCCGACGACGACAAGACCGAGTATATCTTCTGGTCCCGGAAGTACCACTTCACGACGAACTCGAAGGGGCAGATCATCTCGTCCAAGACCCCGACCGAGGGCTTAAACCCCTTCGGCCGTATGCCCGCAGTGGGCGGAGCGATCGGGAGGGAGGACCGGTTCTGGGCCTCCGGAGGGCAGGACATCGTCGACACCTCGATCCTCATCAACACGCTGATAACGGACATGAACGCGATCATGTTCATGCAGGGCTGGGGGCAGATCGTAGTGACGGGTCAGACCGGGACGATCAAGAAGACGCTCGAGGGTGGACCACACCGCGCGATGCTGCTCGAGTTCGACGCCCGGAAGGACGAGGCCCGGCCCGAGGTCGATATCATCAGCTCGAACCCCCCGGTCGACGGCTGGATGAAGACGATCGAGCAGACGGTCGCCCTCCTCCTCTCGACGAACAACCTCTCGCCCCGGAACATCTCGGCCACCTTGAACGCTGCGACTTACCCGAGCGGTATCGCGCAGCTCATCGATATGTCCGAGTCGACCGAGGACGTCAGGGACTCTCAAGGCTACATGGCCCTCATCGAGCGGAAGTTCTGGAAGGCCTACGCGGCGGTCCATAACTACTACTACTCGGCGAACCTACTCATTCCGGAGCAGCAGGCGATCGGCAAGCTTCCCGATCCTGAGATGTTCGACGTGACCGTCAAGTTCAACGTCGGCCGCGAGGTCATCTCCGAGAAGGAGCGCCTCGAGAACATGAAACTAAAGAAGGAGCTGGGGCTTACCACCCAGATCGAGATGCTCATGCAGGAGAACCCGGGCATGACCCAGGAAGAGGCCGAGCAGAAGCTTCTAAAGATCAAACAGGACCGGCTCGAGAACCAGCTCGAGATGGCCGACCAGCTCCTAAAGGGCATGGAGAACAAGAAGCCTTCGACCGGCACGGAGCAGCCAGGCCAGAAGGACGAAGGGTCGCAACCGTCCGGCAGCGCCGAGCTGATGTCGAAGCAGGCGCTCAACGGCGCTCAGGTCTCATCCCTCGTCGAGATTGTGACCGGCGTCGCGAAGGGCGAGATACCGAGGGAGTCGGCGCTTGAGATGCTTCAGGCCGCCTTCCCGTTCATCGACCAGGCCTGGGCGAACCAGATCCTGTCGTCGGCCGGTAAGGGCTTCAAGGCTCCGATCGCTCCGCCCCGACCAGCCCCTGAACCTAAGTGACCTGGCTTATCCTATTCCTGACGGAGTCCTGGCTTCTGACGGCGGGGCTTCCGACTGACGGCTGGTTCTGCCGCGTAAAGGAGAGCGCCCTCTCGACTATCCGGACCGAGGACATCTATCCTGTGGCGGAGGTGCTATGGAGAGGCGACGAGCGGACACTCGAGGAGTTCTATCAGTTCTGGGAGAACCGGGACACCTGCGACCCGAGATGATGGACCGCTACGAGTGCAACGACTGCGGCCACTCCTGGTACGGCGACGAGAAGGACTGCCCGATGTGTGGCTCCACGAACACCGGTATCGACATACCGGACCGGGAGGCGATGAATTGATGGAGCTGACGTTCGAGAACCTTTACGCCGTCCTTCTGTGGGCGCTACTGATGTATATTTATGCAGACAATGCATAAAGCGGAGGCATAGGTGAAGGTAGGTTACGAGTTCGATCCGTTCGAGCTGGCAGGCGTCGAGCCTCCGGAGTCTCCGAGGAAGCGCCGACAGGCGCTTAAGGAGATCGGAGAGTACGTGAAGGGCGAGATCCTCGACTACGTGGCCGACGGAACGAGCCCGGTCTCCGGCGGTAAGTGGAAGCGATCGCTCTCCCCTGAGTACCGGAAGCGGAAGGCGGAGATCAGCGGCGTCACCTACGCGAATATGGAGCTCTCCGGCGACATGCTCGACGCGCTCGAGTTTGAGATCACGGGCGACACCGAACTGGAGATCAAGATCGACGGCGACGAGGGCGACAAGGCGGACGGGCATAACAACCACTCCGGCAATTCCTCGCTCCCGGCTAGGGAGTTCATTCCTAAGCCGAACCAGACCTTCAAGCGCGACATCATCATGGGCATCCGTGAGATCGCGGAAGAGTTCCAAGAGGAGGACTGATGGCCACGATCCGGGCGAAGTTCGACTCCGAGAGGTTCCGCCGTCAGCTCGAGAGGGAGGCGAAGCGGTTCGGGCGCCAGGGCATCGAGGGCATGACCGCCCAGGAACGCCTCCAGATCGGCGACGCCATGATCGAGACGATCAAGGATCAGGTCTCAAAGGGCATAAGCCCGATCGACGGGTTCGGCCGGTTCCCTGCGTACAAGTGGGTCGGCCGCGCGAACCGGGTCGCGAAGAAGGCCAGGTCGATCGTCGGTAAGTCGATCTCAGCACGTTCAACCCGAGCACAGCTAAGACGCGACGCGAAGAGTCTGAAGGATACGAAGTACCCGGCATCGGCCCGGAAGAAGTTCCCGAACAAGCGCGAGCGCCCGGTGAACCTCTTCCTCTCCGGCCGGTTCCTCGACGCTTTAGAGTCCAGGGCCACGGGGAAGGGTCTCTTCCTCGGATTTTACCGGAACCCTTACGACAAGTATGAAGAGGGACACAGGACGGGCGGCATTAAGGGCGTGAACGATCAGCCGAAGCGCCCGATCATTCCGATCAACCGCGAGACGTTCACGCGCGTCGTCTATCGGCGGCTCCTCGACTCGGTAAAGCAGGTCCTTACCCGGCGCCTTGAGCGCCTCAGCCCACGCCGATAGGTATTGACCTCGGTCCGGTTCTCCTGGTGCGATGACCCCTAACGGTTGACATAACCACAACTCAAGGAGAACCTATGCTCATCAAGACCTGGGCCGTGCCCATGTTCTTACAAGACCAAGCCAACCCTGACGGCGGTGCCGGGGGAGCCGGAGGCGGCGCGGGCGGTGACCCGAAGACCGGTGAAGGTAAGGCTGGCGGAGACGATCCGTCTCAGAAGATGATCCCATTGTCACAACACAAGGAACTGCTCGACAAGTTCCACGAGGGTAACACGAAGCTCAAGCAGCTCAGTGACGAACTCGAGGCGATCAAGTTGAAGCAGAAGTCGGACTTCGAGAAGGGTGCGGCTGACAAGGGGGACTTCAAGGGCTTGTACGAGGCGACCAAAGCGGAAGCCGAGCAGCTCAAGGAGCAGTACGGGAAGTTCAAACAGACCGTCTTCCAGAACGAGAAGATGCGAGCTGTGGAAGCCGAGCTGAGGAAGCTTGGAATGAAGCAGGGCGCGGAGGCGGTGATGGATCTTGCCGACTACGACATGCTCCAGCCCGAGGTGACGAACAAGGGCAGGATCTTAATTCACGGGGCCGACAAGGTCGCCGAGACGCTGAAGCAGAAGTACGGCTTCGCGTTCGAGGGGAAGAAGGTCGAGAACGTGAATGGCGGCGGCGGACGGGACATCGGAGGGAGCGACCCCGGAGAGCTGACCGCCGAGTACATGATTGATTTAGAAGTTAAAGACCCAAAAAAGTACAAAGAACTCTACCCCCGGTTTGTACAGCAATACCGGGAACGCCAAAAGGGAGGATAGATGGATAAGATTCACCGCGCAGGTACGGAGCTGGACGCGATTGTACCCGAGTTGTGGAGCGCGAAGTTTTACCCGACTTTGAAGGAGCGACTGCCCTTCATCTCGTCGGTCGCGCGCGAGTACGAGGGCGAGATCCAGGCGCTCGGCGACACCGTTCGTATTCCGAACGTGCCGCAGTTCGATACCGCCGAGGAGATCGCGGAGGACCAGAAGGTCGACGCCGACGCGGTGACCATCACGACCACTTCGCTTGTGATTAACAAGCAGGTCGCGAAGGACTTCATCATCACCAAGAAGGGCCTGATCCAGTCGATCGACGCTCAGAACGAACTCCGGGACCTCGCTATCTACAGCATCATGAAGAAGATGCAGGATATCATCGTCGCCGAGATCGTTCCGTCGGCAGCGACTCCGGATCATCAAATTCCGTTCGATAGCGGTACCACCCTCGCGC